TTTTTAGAGAGATTAAGATAATGGCAAATACAAAATTAGAAGTATCAGAGTTAGACTTTGACAATATTAAATCAAATTTAAAAGCATTTTTATCTAAACAAAATCAATTTTCAGATTACGACTTTGAAGGTTCTGGTATGGCAGTGTTATTAGATTTACTTGCATATAATACTCACTACCTTTCATTCAATGCAAATATGTTAGCAAATGAAATGTATATTGACAGTGCTGATATTAGAAAAAATATCGTATCATTAGGAAAGTTGTTAGGATATACTCCAACATCTCCTAAATCACCAGTTGCAGAAGTTGACATAGCAGTAAATGATGGTTCTGGTGCATCAATTACATTAAGTAGAGGAACTGTATTTACAACAACAGTAGATGGTACGTCATATCAATTTGTTACAAATGCTGACTTGACGATAAATCCTGTTAATGGTGTTTATAAATTTTCAAGTTGTAAATTATATGAAGGTACATTAGCAACTTTTAATTACACAGTTAACACATCAAATCTTGATCAAAAATTTATCATACCAAATGCTGATGCTGATACAACAACATTAACAGTTACTATTCAAAATTCTGCTACAGATACAACAACAAATGTTTACACACTTGCAAGTAATTATCAAAATTTAACAGATACGTCAAAGGTGTATTTTTTACAAGAAGGTGAAGATGGTAAGTTTGAAGTTTATTTTGGTGACGGTATCGTAGGTAACGCACTTGAAGATGGTAACATTGTAAAGTTAGAATATGTTGTTACAAATAGAGAATTAGCAAATGGTGCCAGCACTTTTACATTACAAGGTACGATAGATGGTTTTTCAGATGTTACAATCACAACAGTTTCAAATGCTCAAGGTGGTGCAGATGAGCAATCAAAAGAATCAGTGAGATATAATGCACCTTTATCATACACTGCTCAAAATAGATGCGTCACAACTTCAGACTATGAAACAAAAGTTGTGCAATTATATCCAAATGCTCAGTCAGTTGTTGCTTGGGGTGGTGAAGATGATGAAACACCAGTTTATGGAAAAGTAAAAATAGCAATCTATCCAAAATCAGGTTCGACACTTACAGAAACAACAAAAGATAGTATTGAAACAAGTTTAAAAACATTTAACGTGGGTTCTGTTCAACCTCAAGTTGTAGATGCAGATACTACAAACATTTTATTAACTTCAGCAATTAAGTATAATAAAAATAGTACATCACTATCCAGTGATACAATAAAAACAAATATCATAACAGCAATTACAAACTACAACACTGACACGTTAACAAGATTTGATGGTGTTTTTAGATATTCAAAAATAGTGGGTTTAATTGATGATACAGATAATTCAATTGTATCAAACATTACAACAGTTAGAATGAGAAAATCTTTTACACCTACACTTAACTCATCAACAACGTATAATGTTTATTTTAGAAATGCAATTTATAATCCACATTCAGGTCATAACGCAACCGCTGGTGGTGTAATTCAATCCTCAGGATTTAAAGTTAGTGGCAACACAGACACAGTTTATTTTTTAGATGATGATGGTCAAGGTAATGTAAGAAGATACAGCATATCTGGTGGTGTTAGATCATATGCTAACAATACACAAGGCACAATAAACTATACAACAGGTGCCATTACAATCAGTTCGTTAAATATATCATCAATAGAAAATATTAGAGGTGCAACTTCAACTACAATTGAATTAACAACGACACCAAACTCAAATGATATAGTTCCTGTTAGAGGACAAATTTTATTAATAGATGTAGCAAATTCTAGTTTCACAGTTGAAGAAGATACATTTGAAGGTGGTTCTTCTGATGCTGGTGTAGGGTATACTACAACTAATGCTTATACATCTGCATCAACTAGTTACTAATGGCAAAATTTACTAAAAAAATATCCAATCATATTGCTAGGCAAGTTCCTGATTTTGCTTTAGCAGAACACCCACAGTTTGTTGACTTATTAAAACAATATTTCATTTTTATGGAATCAGCAATGATTGTTGTAAAAGATATTTCATCAACTGATGGTATCACACAAGAAACTGAAACAACAAACACTTTTACTTTATTATTAGATGGTACCAAATTAACAAACGATAGAACAGTTGCAGACGTTGGTGACAAGATATTATTAGAGAGTTCAATTTATGGTAAATTTCAAAATGGTGAAGTAATTACAGGTTCTACTTCAGGTGCTACCACAACCATACTTGCAGATGATTTGGATAATAATAAGTTGTACGTTATACACGAAGACAAATTTCAAAAAGGTGAAACGATCACAGGTAACACTTCTGGTGCAGAGGCAGTCATTGATTTATACAAACCAAATCCAGTTCAAACAATACAAGAGTTATTAAATTATCGTGATCCAGATAGAGTTATTGACACATACTTAACACAGTTTAGAGATGAGTTCTTACAAACACTTCCTGACAATTTAGTTACAGGTTTAGATAAAAGAAACTTTATTAAAAATGTAAAAGGTTTGTACGAAACAAAAGGCACAAACGTAGGTCACTCATTATTTTTTAGAGTTTTATTTAATGAATTGTCAGAAACAATCTACCCTAGAGAAAATATGTTACGAGTGTCTGATGGTAAATGGGACACTCAAAGAATTATGAGATGTAAAGCAACTGTTGGTGACACACTAAAATTAGTTGGAAGAACAATTACACAAAACAATGTAGCAGGTGATTCTAGCATTAACAAAGCAACTGCTGTTGTAGAAAATGTTTTTAAATTTCAAATTGGCACAGAAGAAGTTACAGAATTTGTTTTAAATGTTGATAGTATAGATGGTACTTTTGTAGCAGGTCAATCTGTAATTGGTACAGAAAATGATGACGACACTTTAGTAATAAAAGCAACGATATCAAGTGTGCCTGACGTATTTACATTTACAAATGATGGTGCATTATATTCAAGTGGTGACACAGTTACATTAAGTGATGCAGGTGGTGATGGTGCTATTGTTCAAGTTGATGAAGTTGGTCACGGTCAAATTGACGACATTGTAATTGATGCAGGTGGTTCTGGATATGAAGTAGGTGATGCTTTAGTTTTTGATAACTCTGGTACAGGAGGTAATTCTGTTCAAGCAAAAGTTTCAGTTGTAAATGGCGGTTTTACACCTGAAGATGCAAACAGTAATTCTGATGGTAGTTTTACAGACGATCACATTATACTAGAAGATGAAACACAAAAGGGTGATCTATACACAGGAAATAAATTTGTTCAAGAAAGTGGTACAGGTTCAGGTGACATAACAGATATTCGTTTTATTAATAATGGTTTTGGTTATAATGCATTACCTAGTATCACTGTTACATCATCAGGAGGTGCAGACGCATCTCTCATAGCATTTGGTTCTGAAGTAGGTAGAATACTTTCTGTTAAAGTTCCCAATCACGGTATTGATTACAATGAATCTCCTTCTCCACCTACAGTGAGTTTTACACAAAATTTAGTATTAAAAGATTCATCAGCAACAGCATTTTCTGCCGGTGAAACAATTACAGGTAATGATAGTTCATCAACTGTTATTACAGCAATCGTAGTTAGTTATAATCCTACACTTGAATTATTGAAAGTAAAAAGTTCTACAGGCACATTTGAATTAATGTCTACTATTACAGGTGGTACATCAGGTGCAACGGCGTCAGTTGCTAAAAATGATAGAGCAACGGGAACAGTTACAGTCAATACTACAACAACAACTTCAGGTCTGTTTATAAATGAAGATGGTCACGTTTCAGAAAACACAATGAGAATACAAGATAGTTTATACTATCAAGATTTTTCTTATGTTATAAAAGTTGGTCGTTCAATTGTAGAATGGAGAGATAGTTTTAAGAAGACAATGCATACAGCAGGTTTTTACTATGCTGGTGAAGTGAATACAGAAACAAGATTAAATGCACAAATTAAAACACCTGTTGAAGGTATTACAACTGGTATCAGTGAAACACCAATTATGTCAGTATTCGACTTTATCTTTAGTCCTTTAATAGGTAGAAGATTGGGCACAGCGTCAGATGGCACAACTCTAAAAGCAACACCTCAAGCAGTGGGTTCAAGTGCAGATAGAAGTACATTTTTAACTAATTCAACAAGAGATGTGACTCTAACCAAAGAAACTAAAGTATCATTTCTAGTTAAAGAGAAAACAACCATAAGAAGTAACACAACGATATTTGGTCGTCCTGTATCGCATAATTTTAGAACACTAAATAATAATTTATTGAATGAGTATGTTGCTACCAGAATTAGTTTAGAAAGTTTAAATAATATAACGTTATCAGGAACACTTAATACAGATATTGATGGGTTAGGATTTGAGTTAGGTGATTTAAGCACACTAGCAAAAACAAAGTTTACACTACCATCAGAAATATGGCAGACAAGTGAAGATAGTTTTGATGAAACTTTAACAACTTTTGATGCCACAGATGCAACATTTGATGCAGTATAGAGTATAAATATAGAGAAGAGTAAAAAATGGCAAAACAAACAATCAACATAGGTTCTTCCGATAATGACGGAAACGGGTCAACACTTCGTGCAGGTGGTGATTTAATTAATGATAACTTTAATGAGTTATATAATAAATTAGGTGACGGAACTGACTTACACGGATTAACATTTCCAGATAGAACTGATACAGTTGTCACAAGAGATGCAACAGAAACGTTAACAAATAAAACGATCAACTCATCTAATAATACCCTAGTAGGAGTTATTTCAGCAACTTCAACAGATACACTTGAAAACAAAACAATCGCCGCAGGTGACAACACAATAACAGGTTTAACAACAACTAATTTATCAAGCACAGCAGGTATTACAAGTGCCCAACTCGCAGGTTCTATTGCGAATGATAAGTTAGCAAATTCATCAATAACAATAGGTGATGAAGGTTCAAACAACAGAACAATATCATTAGGTGGTAGTTTAGATTTCATAGGCGATAGTGCTATAGGAACAGCAATTAATAATGATAGAGTTGAAATAACTTTTACTCAACCAGCAATTGCAGTATCAAAGTTAACAACAAATACAAGAACAGCAACAGGTGATGGTTCTACTACCGTGTTTACAGTAACTAATGGTGTAACAGTGGATAATGTATTAGTATTTGAAAATGGTGTGTGTCAAGAACCAACAACAGATTATACAATCTCAGGAACAAATTTAACATTTGGTACCGCACCCGCCGCTGGTGTTAAGATTGTAATTAGAGAGTTATAAAAAAACAGTATAAATAGTATGAAGGATTAAAAAATGTCAGCAATAATCACAAGCAAATTTAGAATTAATAACGCAGAGCAGTTTTTAGAGAGTTTTACAGAGGCAAGTCCAAATGTCTATTATTTAGGTATAGGCAAACCTCAAGCACACGCAACTCAAACAAGACCTGATGCAAGAACAGAAAATATGGGTTCAGACACAGCACCAGTAACACCTGCTGACAGTGTTGCTGATGAGTTTCACGTTTATGATGACGCACTTGCTGTTAAGAAAATAGCAACATCAGATATTTCACAAGTGATACCAAGAAGAAACTGGACAACAGGTACAGTATACGATTATTATAGACACGATTATGGTAACAGAGTTACAGGAACAACCAATACACAATCAGCAGATAGTGGTGCAACAAATTTATTTGATGCTACTTTTTATGTAATGTCTAGTGCATTTAATGTTTATAAGTGTTTAGATAATAATAGTGGTGCAAACTCAACAGTAGAACCAACAGGCACTTCAACTTCTATTTTAACCACTGCTGATGGTTACAAATGGAAATATATGTACACTCTATCTGCATCTCAACAAACAAACTTTTTATCAACAGATTTTATGGCAGTTGCAACTGATAGCACTGTATCATCTGCGGCGACAGATGGTGCTGTCAATATTGTAAAAATTAAAACTGCTGGATCAGGTGGTTCAGATGGAACACACACAAGTATACCGATTAGAGGTGATGGTTCATCTGGTACTGTTAGTGTTACTATTGCCTCTGGTGCCATATCAGCAGTAACAGTTACAAATGTGGGTTCAGGTTACACCATTGCTTATATTACACTTGCAGATATTAATAGTGCAGGTGGTGGTTCACTGTCAGGTGCAGAATTAGATTGTATAATTGAACCAAAGGGTGGTCACGGTTTTGATGCTAAAAAAGAATTAGGTGGTTTCTTCATAATGTTAAATACAACGTTCACAGGTGCAGAGGTGGCAAATACAAGTGATTTTACTGTATCAAATGATTTTAGAAAAGTATTTTTATTAAGAGATCCAAAATCAGGTGGTTCGGCCGCATCTGCTACAACATTAAGAGCAACAAAGGCAGTTGTGTTTGCATCATCACCAACACCAGGTTCATTTGCTGTTGATGAGGAAATTAATCAAGCAACAACTGGTGCAGTTGGTAAAGTTGTAGAATATGACTCAACAAACAGAATTTTATTTTATATACAAACAAGATTTAATGACGAAGGTGCTGATAGTAATGGAAATATAACAGCATTTAGTGGAGCAAATGTAATTACAGGTCAATCAACTTCAGCAACAGGTACTCCTGATACATCAGTTTCTACAACCGTAAATAATGTTTCATTTACAAGTGGTTATTCATCATCAGAGTTAGATGCTGACCAAGGTGATGTAATTTATTTAGAAAGTAGAACACCTATTGCAAGAGCAAGTGATCAGTCTGAAAATGTAAAATTAATCGTTGAATTTTAAGGAGAATAGATGCCAGCATCAACTGATTTTAACGTATCACCATATTATGATGATTTCTCTGAAAGTAAAAATTTTCATAGAGTTTTGTTTAGACCAGCATTTGCTGTTCAGGCGAGAGAGTTAACACAATCACAATCAATATTACAAAATCAACTTGAAAGATTTGGTGATCACGTCTTTAAACAAGGTGCAATGGTTATACCTGGTCAGTTATCAATTGACACAGATTTTCACGCCATTAAATTAACTTCAAAATCAGCATCAAGTTTAAGTGATTATTTAAATTCAACACTGACAGGTGGTTCATCAGGAGTTCAAGGTTTTGTTACTAAGGTAGACGTTACTGATGGTACAGACCCAGACACACTTTACATACGTTACACAAAAACTGGTACAGATAACGCAAAAACTGTTTTTGATGATGGTGAAACTTTAACATCAGATGCATCAGGTAACCCAACAGTAGTTGTAGCAACATCACACATTGGTTCTGCCGCCCAAGTTCAAGCAGGTGTTTACTACTTTGAAGGTTTCTTTATAAGAAATGATACAGAGACCATAGTTTTAGACAAATACACAAATACATCAAGTTATAGAATTGGTTTTACAATTACTGAAAGTTTTGTATCACCAACTGATGATAGTTCATTAAATGATAATGCAACAGGTTCATCAAACGAATCAGCACCAGGCGCCCATAGATTTAAAATATCATTAGCACTTGCTAAAAAAACTTTAGCATCAACAGAAGATTCAAACTTTTTTGAAATAGCAAGAATTGAAAATGGAGTAACAAAGAGATTAGTACGAGCAACAGAATATGCTGTGTTAGAGGATAATTTAGCAAGAAGAACATTTGATGAGTCAGGTCATTATACGTTAGCACCATTAAAAGCAGAAGTACGGGAGCATTTATCAAGTGGTAATAATAGAGGTATATTTACATCAGGTAATGGTGGTAGTGCAACTAAATTAGCAATAGCATTTGATCCATTTAAAGCATACGTTCAAGGTTATGAAATAGATAACATTGCAACATCTTTTGTTGCTATTGATAAAGCAAGAGATTTTGATACAGAAAACAATTACAAAACAAGATATGATATTAAGAATTTTGTTAATGTAAATAATGTTTATGGTCAACCAGATATAACATTTGTAACTGGTGATGTTGAGGCATTCAAAACATTAACACTATTTGACACAAAAACTGATTCTAGAGGAACATTACAATCATCAACAGGTACAACAGTTCCAGAAATAGGTAGAGCAAAGACTAGAGGTTTTGAATATGTATCGGGTACGGAAACAAATGACATTTACGCCTCTGACTCTACTACTATTTTTAGACACTATCTATTTGATATTGAAATGTTTACTAGAATTAGTATACCAACATCAGTTTCATTTACAACAGGTGAAAAATTAACAGGTGCATCTAATGGTGGTTCAGGTATTGTTCAATCTGTAACTGAAACAAAAAGTGCGGCGGTTTCAAGCATAACAGCATCAGGAACAGACATTGAAGGTGCTTTTTCGGCGGCAGTTGTAACTTTATCAAGTCACGGTTTCAAAGATGGTCAACAAATTACCTTATCAGGTGGAACTTATTCTGTTGACAGTGTGTCAATTACTGATGATACAATTTACACAGTAAAAAATACTACAACAAACACATTTGAGTTGTATGATGCGTCAGGAGAAAATATTGTAAACGTAACAGACTTTTCATCAGGACCAACAACAACCCATACAGTTATTGTATTAAGTGATGTACAAAGATTTTTTGAGGCAGGTGAAGTTGTAAATGGTGCTACATCAAGTGCTACAGGTACAATTCAATCAGACAGATATGGTTATAAAGGTGTAAGAACAGCAGACATTTCAGAAGTAAAACAAATAGGTATGTCTGGTTCACCAAACTATACTGCTGACACAGATTTATCATCAACATACGGTGATAATCTCACACTTACAGGAAACATTACAGTTGCTAACAGTAGTTCTACTGTAACAGGTTCTGGTACTAATTTTAATACACAGTTAAAAATTGGTGATCAAATTACTTTTACAAATGATGCCGGCACTTCAGTTACTAAATTAGTAAAATTTATTGATTCTGCTACATCATTAACTTTAGAGAGTGCTGTAGGTAGTGCAGATATTTCTACTGCTAAAATTGCCACAAGACAAAGAGCAAAATTACAAAACCCAGAGAACAACATAAACATATTTAAGTTACCATTTCAAACTGTTAAAACATTAAAGACAACAGATAATGGTTTAGTCACTGATACAAACTTTAATGTAAGAAGAAACTTTGTAGGTACACTATCTTCAAATGGTGATTTATCACTGACAACAGGAACAAATGAAACTTTTGCGTCATTAAACAATGACGATTTCTCAGTTACTATTATGTCAACTGGTGCTGGTGGCACAGGAGCAGTAGGTGATGTATTAAACTTATCAGGTAATAATCACGAAGGTGATGCAATCTTTACACTTTCCGGTTCTCCAACTGGTAGAACATTAACATTAGATTTTGGTGCAAACTTTAATGGACATAAAGTTAAAATATTAGCAACTGTTACAAGAAGTGTAGCACCTTCTAAATCAAAAACATTAAACGAAGATGAAACATTACAAGTATCAACTCAAGCAACTATTGAAAGTGGTGTTATTGGTTTAGGTAAAGCAGATATTAATGCTTTAAATAAAGTTTATATGTCTGCCGATTTTAGCACTGATGCAACTTCAAGTGATACTGACATTACAGACAGATTTGATTTAGACAATGGTCAAAGAGATAACTACTATGACATTGGTAGAATTAAATTAAAAAAAGGTAAGTTAAAACCAACAGGAAGATTGTTAATCGATTTTGATTTCTTCTCACACGGTACAGGTGACTATTTTGATGTTGATAGTTATTCTGGTGTTGTCGATTATGAAAACATACCTTCATACACATCAGATACAACAGGTGAAATTTTTCAATTAAGAGATTGTTTAGATTTTAGACCTAGAGTTGATGATGCATCAACAATTAATTCAGGAAATGCAGACAGAAGTTATGATGGATCAGGTGCATCAGATTGTGATGTTGTAGAGTTCAATAATGATGTTACTGCTGACTTTGAATATTATCTGCCTAGAATTGATAAGATATTTTTAACAAGACAAGGCGATTTTAAAGTTTCTAAAGGTGCATCAGCACTAGACCCAGAATCACCATCTAATTTAGATGGACATTTATATATCGCAGAAATGTTTTTACCTTCTTACACTTTAAGAACAGATGATGTTCAATTATCAATGCAAGAAACAAAAAGATATACAATGAGAGATATAGGTGCTATTGAAAAAAGAATTCACAATGTAGAATATTACACTCAACTATCATTATTAGAGGCAGACTCTAAAAATTTACAAATACAAGATGCAGACGGTTTTGATAGATTTAAAAATGGTTTCGTGGTAGACAATTTCTCAGGTCACAATATTGGTGACGTAGCAAATAATGATTACAAATTTGCTGTTGATAGAGCAACAGGTCAAGGTAGAGGTATTTACTTCTCTGATGCTGTAGATTTAGAAGAAGTAGATGATGATGGTTCAGCAATTGTTGCCGCCGATAGAACAGATGCAGGATATGCCAGAACTGGCGATTTAATTACATTACCATACACTGAAGAAACATTTATTGATGTTCCATTTGCAACAGCAACAGAAAATCTAAATCCTTATGCTGTGTTTAACTGGATAGGTGACATAGAATTAGATCCTCCAGTAGATGAATGGAAAGATATTGTGAGAATCCCCGATCTACAAGTAAATATAAGAGGTTCGTTTGATAACTTTGCAAGAGATAGAGGATTTAACAATCCTAATATTACAGAGATACCTTTGGGAACAGAATGGAATGAATGGCAAGATGCTTGGACAGGAAATACAACTGTACAAAATCAAGGTTGGAATATTGTTACGAATACAACAATAGGTCAAACAAGAACTGGTGTTCGTTCAACTGCTGTACCACTAACTGTATTAGAAAATTTAGGTGACAGAGTTGTTGGTGTTAACTTTATACCATTTATTAGAAGTAGAGATATTTCTTTTACAGCAAGAGGTATGAGACCAAATACAAGAGTTTATGCTTTCTTTGATAATGTAGATATTAATTCTTATGTTACACCAACAAGTGGTTCTCTTGGTGGTAGTATTGTAACTGATGCTAACGGAACAGCAACAGGTTCTTTTGCAATTCCTGATCCTAGTGTAGATTCTAATCCAAGATGGAGAACAGGTAAAAGAATATTTAGATTAACTTCATCATCAACTGATTCAGAAGATAAAACAAATGTGGCAACTTCAGCAGAGGCAGATTACGTTGCTAGAGGTTTACAAGAAACAATTAGAAATGTTGTAACATCAACAAGAGAATTGCAAATTAGAAGAACATCAGTTACAGGTTCAAGAACAACACAAAGAACAAGTATCACTACAAGACCTAGACCTCAACCTACCGGATTTGGAGGCGGTGGTGGTGGTGGTGCTGGTGCTGGTGGTGATCCACTTGCACAGTCATTTATGGTGGATAAAGACAATGGTATGTTTATATCAAGTGTAGAAGTTTTCTTTGCAACTAAGTCTTCAACAATACCTGTTAGAGCAGAAATTAGAAATATGGTTAACGGTTATCCTGGTCAAGAAGTTCTACCTTTTGCCGTAAAGTATTTAAATCCATCAGAAGTTAATATAAGTACAGACGGAACATCTGGAACAACTTTTACATTTCCTTCACCTGTTTATCTACACGAAGATACTGAATACTGTTTTATTTTATATTCAGATTCATTTGATTACACAGCATATATTTGTAAACTAGGTGAAAAGACTTTAGATAGTTCAAGAATAGTTTCAAAAATACCTGATTTAGGCATTTTATTTAAATCAAGTAACTATAGAACTTGGACACCATTTCAAATGGAAGATTTAAAGTTTAAATTAAACAGATGTAAATTTACAACAGGTACAACAGGAACAGTAACTTTTGCTAATAAAGATATTTCAACAAAAACATTAAAGGCAAATCCATTAACAACTTTTAATGGTACAGGTTTAATAAGAGTTAGTCATCCAAATCACGGTATGTTATCAACATCTGATAATGTAACAATTGCAAACGTATCATCAGGCACATATAATGGTATTTCTAATAGTGATATAAATGGTACATATACATCAATATCAAATATGACTTTTGACAGTTATGATATTACAACAAGTGGTACAGCAAATGCTACAAGTGAAGTGGGTGGTTCAAGTATCACCGCAACACAGAATAGACCTTTTGACGTTTTACAATTACAAGTTGGTCACGTTGTTCACCCAGACACTACAGTAACATCAACTGTAAGAACAACATCAGGTAAATCATTACACGGTACAGAAACACCTTTTGCTTTACAATCGGCAAGTGATGCGAAGTCTATTTCATTAAATAAAAACATTTACTTTACAAATCCTAGATTAGTAGCATCATCTATAAATCAAACAAATGAAATGTCATCTACCACCAATTTTAAATCAATGTTGTTAAACGTGTCAATGACAAGTACGTCAGATAATATGTCACCTGTTATTGACGTGAAGAGATTAACTGCATTTACAATTCAAAATCGTGTAAGTAATCCTACAGCATCATCAACAGATACATTTACAGGTGATGGTTCAACAACAGCATTTACATTAAGTGCAACACCATCAAGTGCCCATATAATGCAAGTTAAAAAGAATGGTGTGCTATTAGAACCAATTGATGATTACACTGTATCAAGCACAACGTTAACTTTAGGTACAGCACCAGCATCAAATGATAAAGTTGTTGCAAAGATTACAAACACAGTAAACTTTATTGAAGATACAGAAAATGAAGGTGGTTCGTCTTCAGCAGTGTATTTAACAAGACCTGTTAAATTAGCAAATCAGTCTACTGCATTAGAAATTAGAGTTGATGCATCAGTATATACCACTTCATCAATTGAGGCATATTTTAGAACAACAGGTGGTGAAGAAACAAGAAAACTTGAAGATATTTCATATACAGCATTTAATACAGGTGGTGCTCCTGATGAAACAGTTACACCAGCAGAGGGAGAGATCACTGCTGAAACATTTAAAGAGCATAAGTTTAGTATTTCTGGATTACCAGAGTTTACATCATTTCAAGTAAAAATAGTAATGAAGGGAACAATATCGTCTTATCCTGTAAGAATTAAAGACTTTAGGGCGATTGCGTTAGCAGTATAATGGGAAAAATTATAAAAGTAGAGGGTTTTTCAGATTTAGTTAGAGATGAATATTCAAGTGCTATTGTAAACACAAATAAGTCTGAATATGAAAAATATATGCAAAGAAAAAAGGCAATGGTGAGAAACAGAGATGAAATAAGAGATGCTTGTAGAGAAATAAATAATCTTAAACAAGAATTATTTGAAGTAAAAGATTTATTAAAAAAATTAGTAGGTAAAGATGGCAATTAGAAGTGTAGCAACCACAGATACAGTAGAAACATTTAGAACAACTTTCAACAGTTTAGGTACTGATGTTGGTGACGTTTCGGGTATCACTGTTTCTGATGGTAGTACTGTAGCAAGTAATTTAGTTGATGCAGTAAACATAGCGGCGAACTCAAGTTCAACTTTTGTTATAGGTGATGATGCATCAACTCAAGCAACAATCTCAACTGGTCAAACTTTAAAATTTTCATCAGGTTCTGGTATTACAGCAACAGTTTCACCCACAGATGATTCTGTGACAATAGCAATAACATTAGGTAGCATAGATAATGCTGGTTCAGATACAGATAAATTTTTAGTTAGTGATAGTGGTACTATTAAATTTAGAACAGGTTCTGAATTAGCATCAGACATAGGAGCAAAAACTACCGTTGAATTTAACAATAGAAAATATACGGGTGATGGTTCAACAACAACATTTACAGTAACAAGTGGTCAATCAACTGCATCAGTCATAGTTACTGAAAATGGTGTTGTGCAACAACCAACTGACGATTATGCAGTATCAAGCACAACATTAACTTTTACAACTGCACCTGCAAATGGTGTTGTGATAAACATTAGAGAATTAATAACTTCATAACTTGTATAAATATATTAAAAAAGAGGAATAGATGACAACTAGAATTACAACTGACAACATTACAGATGGAACAGTTTCAACAGCAGATATTGCCGATACTGAAGTTACAAATGCGAAACTTTCAAGCACAGCAGTTACATCAAGTAAGATGGATGGATTAGTAACAATTAATATTCTTGCATCTGACGGTTCTACTGTGGTTAAAACTATTTTTACACCTGGTTCATAATATTATATAAGGAGAATTGAAATGACAACAAGAACACCCTTGGTATATGATTCTACAGCAGGGAATCCTAGAAGAATGACCACAGCAGAAATAACCACAATAGTAAATCAATGTTGTTATGAATACAGTCAATCACCTTCTGTTACATTAACAGTAGAATCAACTATTGCTGGTGGGTCACTGACAGGTGGTCCAATTTCAGATACAAGAAAAACAGCAGGTGCAACTTCAACAAGCACAACAGCATTTCCAGATGAAGGTACAACAGCAGAACCAGGAACCGTAACAGTCAATTATAACAGAATTTCACAAGCAAATGCATCAATATCACCAACAGCAGATGGTGGAAGACTTTGGCCAGTGTATTTAACATCTGGTGGTAATATTCAAGCAATGAGTCAAACTGACGTTAATGATACATTTTTACATCCTGCAATTGATAAATTGATCGCCGCATTTACTGACAATGCTTTACAAGGTGGAACATATACAATTAATAATGCAACCACACTTTCAAACTGTACGTTAGTATCAACTGATCCAATTTTCATTGATACAAGAGCAGATACAAGTGCATATACATCAAGTGGTATTCCAGAAACAGCAGATCAACCAACAACTATAACGCAATATTATCTATTTCAAATAGATGCTGGTTCTGAACCATCAGGTGCTGATGCTATGGTGGCACCACTATTTGTTAATAGTGATGGTAATTTACAAACTTTTGACGCCTCTACTTTTAAAGGATATTTAAGAGAATGGATTAGAGAAACAGCATCAGAGGGAACGGGTAGTCACAAGATTAGATACGTTTACAATCAAGTTTCTACACAAAGAGGAACCGGAATGGCAAACACAATTTTAGATGGTTCTGGCAACTATCAAACATTACAAGTTGGTGATGATTATAGGGCACAGGAATTTCCAAACGGTTCAGCAACAACCGCCGCAACACATACATTTGAAATAGAGAAACACTAGGAGTTATAATGGCAGAATTTAAAGGAAAAGTAATTGAGGCATATTTCAGTAATAATGATAAAGATACAATATGCATTATGTGGAGAAACGGAGAAGAATTAAGTGAGTTTTACATTCCTGTAGATCCTGATGCTTATTATTTTAAAACATTAATAGAAGAAATACCTTTAGAAGAGATTGAAGAGCATACTCAAAAAAGAGCAAAAGTCTATATGGAAAACTTGAAAAAACTTGTAAAAAGATGGTCTTTACAAGAACCAAAAGACTTAGATCAAAAAAGTGTTGATAAAATAGTAAATCAAAGAATAGAAAATA